CTTCTCCGTCTGCTAATAGTAAGCAGTGGGCCGTATCGGCAGTCGGTGGCACTCAGACGGGTGTGGACGTTAATTCGGTTTCAAAGCCGTTTACCGTCACTTTCTTCCGTCCTGCTGTGCTTCGTAGCCTCCCGGCTGCGAATCCGGTGACCGGGGTCATCAAGAACATTCCTCTTAACACGTACAAGCTGATCACCCGCAAGGGTGCTCAGCCTAGTGCGACCCAGATTTCCCAAACCGCGAAGATCACTACGATCATCGAGGTTCCGGCTGGGACGGACACGTATGAACCCGAAGATATCAAGGCTATGCTGAGTGCCCACGCTGGCGCACTTTGGCAACAGTCCTCTGGTATCGGCGATACTATCGTGTCTGGTGTTATGTAATGGAAGCTGCCATGATCGAGTTTATGATCTGTCCAGTTTGTCTGACAGTTTGCTTCGTGGCCTTTCAGCTACGTCGTTGACCGTTAACAATGTTCTACCAACTTATTGGGTGATGACCTATGAGTGCAAAAAGTCGCTGTGATGTATACCCTTCTATCTTTTCCTCGGAGATAAAACTTAATCTCTCTAGAAAAGCCAGGAGGAATGCGTCAAAGAGACGTAGGCGTGTAGGTGAAGAGCGAATAAACGCTTTCTTCGACAACCTGACGATTGACCTTCAATCCTTTCACCCTGACGAAGCGTGGAAACGCTTTGCTTGCGACCGGCTATCCAGCCGTATGCGCAAGAGAGTGGAAGTGGATCGTCCTGAAATGAAAGAGGCAGCCTTCCTTAAGTTTATACAACTCAATGATGGCCTTGCTAACTTTCGTCTAGATCCCTCCTTCGAAGAGTACTTTGTCGAGGCTCGTGAGTTTATCTCACATGTTCTCGAGAGGTACCTTTCGTCGAAGGATCCAGATTTCATTCAGGAGAGCTTCAGTCATAAACTCCTACTCGATGAGTGGAAGTATGGTCCGGGCGCCTCTAACGGGGTTTCCGGGCTCGGGACAGTTGAGAAAATCAACCAGCCCATGACTGTCGCAGGTCAAGCCGAACCGCTTGTAAAATACTTGCGTGCCAATAACCCTTACTTCGCTGGCTTTGATGCCAAAGACGACGGTTTCGGGTTGCGGTACGTAAGCGGTTCACGTCTAAACACCGTCTTAAAGAACGAGGATGAAGTTCGGACTATAGCGATAGAGGCCTCCGGTAATATGGCCGTCCAGCTTGCTGGCGGACGCATTATCGAGGGAGCCTTACGCTATGCAGGTATCGACATATCAAACCAACAGCCCAAAAATCAAGTACTTGCTCGCCGGGGTTCAAAAACCGGCCAGGTTTGTACTATCGATTTGAAGTCTGCGTCAGATATGGAGACACCTGTTTTGATCCGCAAACTCTGGCCCCTCAAGTGGTATGACTTCTTCATGAAGACA